CAATAGTTGGAGTACTTAAAGTGCAAGTTAAAATGCCAGAAGTGGAAGATGTTACTTTGTCAATTCTTATCGAGTTTGTATTGTTAATACTACGAATTTCTACTGGTGTATTTGGTAATCCAGTTATTGGCGTGTTTATTTCTACTGAAACAATTGATTTTGTGCCCTGTGATCCATCACTTAGTGTAGCAGATACTGAACCATTATTAACTAATTTTCCACTATTAGATTCTACAATTACCAGATTTGGTTCATAATAAAAACCATACCCACCAGATACCACTTCAACGTTAGTAACATATTGACTATCAATAATATCAATCTGCTTTGAAAATTCTATTTTTGGAGATAATGTTGTATCAGAAGAATATTCAAACCCAGTATTTTTAAATAGAGTTGAATTTAATTTTCCAATAGAATTAGATTCTGCAATAATAATTTCCGAACTCCCATTTAAACTATTACTACCACTATAATTTGGAGTATTAGTGTACAGATATCCACCATTTATTATATTAGTAGAGATGATAGATCCTGTTGCTGTAGGAGACGATGTATAGTATTCTAATGTATCGGTATTACTTTGTGTGTAATTTAGTGCTTCTGGTACCTGATCCAAATAAAATGAAAACTTCGTATCTAAAGAATTAAATATAGTAAATTTATTATTATAAACACTATCAACATAATTTATTTTATTTGGATGTGAGTAACTGACTTTAGATTTTATTACTTTTTCCGAATCACTTATAGCATAATATAGTTCACTTGGTGTATTATCACTATACTTTAAGGTCACTGTGCCTACACCAACCGAAACTGCAAAGTTCAAATCTGATCCAGAAGATATATATTTTTTACTAAAGTTTTGGTCTTCATAAAAATCTAAATTATATCCATCTAGAGAACTATCGCTAACATCAAATTTTAGATCTGAATTTCTAGGAACGTCTATTTTAGGACTTATTAAATATAAGTTTTGTGGTTCAGTTCCGTAAAATGGTAATGATGTAAGATCTAAAGTAATTGGTGTATTTGAGGTGGAATTTTTATATGTTTCAGATAATTTTATATTATGGGGATCTTCCCTATTTACATAGTAGATTCCAGTCGTTATTCCTCCAATAACTGATGTTGAAATATAATAAACTGCATCACCACTGTTCAGTTGGTGATTTACGATATTAATTTTATTTTCCGTCAAATCTACATCAGTAGGGGAAAAAACATAATCTTTGACTGAAATATCATCAATACTACTTAAATATCTTAATTTTATGAAATCAGTTTGCCCAAATCCTACAGTAGTATTGGATTTTGCATTTAATTCAACTTCATCATCATTTGATAATAAATGTGAAGTTGATACAGACACTGTAGATATTATTTGATCTATCTGACATGTAGTTTCGGAATAACCAGGATCAATATAATAATCTTTATATGTATCACTATATACTGTAATTATCTCATCATAAAAAGCAAGACCATCTGTTCCATATACATCTACCGATCTTGTTGCAATTCCGATCACATCATCAGACTTTTTAATAATCCACAAATTTCTTTGAGTTTGTCCAGACTCAAAAATGGAAAAAGATCTATATTCCGAATCTCTTACAATAAATGCTCCCACATTAGTGTTAGATCTATTGAAAGTTACCTTTTGCCCATTGTTTAAATTATGATTGGGGATATAAATTGATTTTGACGGAATTTCTACATTTACACTAGAAGAACCTATTTTAAATGATAATGGGACGGTTGCTCCACTGAAAGTAGAAATTGCAACAACTTCAGATGGATTGAAATATATTAAATTATTTTCTTTTGATGGTGTACTTTCAGATTTAGTTTTTGTATTAATTGTAAACCTTGTTGGTAATATAGTTACTTTAGAACCAGATTCTATGTTTTGGTCGCTACCAATTATCTTTAAACATCTAATTGTACTATACTTTTCATAAAAATTTAAAACTTCATAATAATTTTCAACAGATCCATTATCTACTCTAATAGATCCACCAATAGATATTTGTGAAGGTAAGTTGTCAACTACAATGTCAGTTACAACACCTACAGAATTTGATCCTAAGGACAAAGATTCTGTCAAGTTAGTAGAAAATTCTTTTACATTGGCAACATGCAAGTTTTTTAAAAACTGAAAAGATGTATTAAGTCCAGATATACTAACCTTTGAGTTGTTTAAAATTTCATGAGATGGCAATATCTTTATCTCATATTCATAATCTCCTATCTTATATAATTTTGATTGGTAGAATTTATATTCAGTTGATAGGTCTGTAATATTTTTTCCTAAAACTTTAGTAACTTTTACATCTAAACCATATCCAGAATCGGTAGATTTAAAATTAAGATTATCCCCAACTTTAAAATTAGACCCGCCATTTTCAATTTTAATATTATCTACAGATCCTCTTGTTACACTATCCACCTGTATAGTGTTTGTAACTGTAGATTTTGGTGTAACAAAGAAATCGTATTTAGAATCTGTATTAGATTCCATGTATGGTGTAGTATTTCTCTTTAAACCAATAACACTTGAAGATTGATTTAATGATCCATCAATATTTTCTGTTACTGGTCTATTTCTATAGTTTTTAATAAAATAAGGATATTTAGCTATAATCTCTGAACCAGTAGTTTTTGTAGTTGCAAAGTAAGCGTAGGTTCCGTTAGGAAATTCTGGTGTTTTGCAGAAACGACCGTTAAATTCATCAAGATCTCCAGTATTAGTGAATTTATAATCTTCCGTAAAGTAACCAGATTGGAAAAGAGATAGAGATGGTCTATTCGTCACACTATTTGGATCTAAAGAATACCCACTCTCCATTAATTTAAAACTTGACTGAGAATTATTTGGATCCGAAAATCCATAAGGTCCATATATTGGATTTCCATCATATGCAACACCAATAATTGGAGAATGATTTGAAGGTGTTATATTAAAAAAGTTTGATAATTCTTGTCTATATCCAATAATTGAATATGTTAGTTTCCCTTCAGAAGTTTCTATAATATCATATGATGGTTCTCTGTTAGATTGATATTGTTTTCCATACTTGAAAGAATTATCTACAGACAATTTTCTAATATTTGCAGAAAAAATTGCACCATTTCCCCTATTTTTTATAGTAACTTCGGTTAGGTCTTTACTATAATTTATTCCTTGGTCAATAATTTGTACTCCAGAAAGTTTTCCATTTAATATTTCCGCCCTTAAAATTGCTCCACTACCAGTTGGATCAGTTATTTCTAGATCGGGGACTGAATAATAATCGGATCCTGAGTATAAAACTAATGCTCTTATTATTTTTCCACTTTCAGTTATAACTTTTATCAATCCATCTTTTCCAGATAAAACATTGACTTTTGGTTTTTTCTCAACATTTAAAATTGTTGATCCATAATCAGAACCTTTTTCGTAGACATATGTGTCTATTATACCACCATAAATTTTTGGAGTAGCAACAATTGTGTTTTGAGAATTATCGACTATACTTTGGTATGTTACATTTATTTCAATATCTGGATACTTAAAATACTGATATCCAGAACCAGTAGAATTAAATTTAACATAATTTTCTTGATCATAATTTGTTTTAATAGTTCCACCAATTCCAGCATTACACAAGCGGAATGAATCGTTATTATATTTAAGTATATAATATTGATTTTGATTTGATAGTCCTTCTATAGGACTTGTTTCATAGGTGTAAGATACTAATTCACCACTTTCAAATCCGTGGTTTTTAAAAGTTACAAGATTATGAGTGGTTGAAATTCCGGATTGTGATACTGGCAATTTCCTATAGGTGAAACCACTTCCCTGATTTTCTACTACAACTTTTTTCAGTTTCTTTTGTGGTTCTGTTCTAAATTTATGGATACCGGTATTTCCTTCAGTACCTAATCCGACTGTATTAATTCCTGCACTATAATCAAATTTTGATGGATATAATCTTACTGTCCGAGAGTTTACTACATCAACAAAAAATGAAGAGTTGTTTGATAGACTAGTGTATGATGGTCCTTCAGTATCAAAAGATCCAATTCCAATTGGTGCATTATTGATATCATTAATATCATAATACACTTTTTGACCATTATAAAAATGATGATCATCTATGAAACTTATTGTATCCGCAGAAGGATCTAAACCTCCACCTTGGTCTACACCTCTAGCATTAAAAGTGACAGACCTACTATCTAACAATACAATTGGCTTTAAAACTACATTTTTTGAATTTCCACCAGACACGGTTAAATTAACTGGTTCTTTAATATCAAATAATTGCTGATCAACTACAACTTCTGATATATTTCCATGTAGAACAGGTTCTATCTTGGCATTGCCAGATTCGAATCTTAATTGTGGAGGATTTAAAATATCATAATTTTTTCCGGAACTGATAACCGTAACAGATTCAATAGGTCCATAATAAATTCCATCTGAAGAGTTTGGACTAACAATCTCAACTCCGTTAGCCAAAATTCCTACAGGTTTGGTACCAATTTCATAATTTCCATTTATTTCGGTGCTATCATTAAATACTTTTTTAAATAATTTTTTAGATGATAGTTTTTTGGAATCAGATTTTTGTGCATATAATGTAATAGTATGTGTTCCAGTTGGAATTGTATCACTATTAATTAAAACATAATTAGAACTACCTATTGAAGTTCTTGAGTTGTAAAGTTTAAATTTATTTTTAGAATTTGCATCTATTTCAATATAATAAATTCCTCTTCTTAATCCATCTATTGGAGACCCTGTGTAATCATAGTATATGATATCACCACTAATTAAAGATGGATAAACAACACGACCATTTACAGTTGAGGTAGATAGTAAAATTGAAGACCATTTAAATTTATTTTCAAGATAATCACTTATCGATTCTATTTGATATTCAAATATGTTGTTATCTATCAAATATGATGGTAATGAATTTGATGCAATATAAAGAGAATTGTCATCATCAGTGTATGTGTTTATAATATCTGTTGTTAAATTTTCATATTCAAAAGGAATATTATTACTTAATGGGGTTTTTACCAATCTACGAATATCATAAGTTTTATTGCTACTTAATTTGGAAGTAGATTGATCTATTTCTACTTGATAAGTTCCATCCGATAGACCCAATATTCTTAAAATAACTGCAGAAGTCAATTCTTCAATTGTTGATGAAATATTCTGATTTATTTCTCTAGCATTAATTTCAGTATTTCGTTCTAAAAATTCTACAGCATCACCTACTCTAAGAACAGAGGGATCATCAATCCTTGATTTTAAAATCAAGGTTCTTCCACTAAAAGATGAAACTTGATACCTAATTGATGTATTATAATATAAAGACTTTGAAATTCTCTCAATCTTAGATAAATTATTTAATTCATTTGTGTCTAAAGGATTTCCAACAGATGTTACATACCCAATCTCATCTTTTGCAAAAGAATATTTTTTATCAGTATAATTTACATTTACAGATGTTGAATTTGATACTAATATTAATTCTACTTTCTTCTCAGTATCTCCATTTTCATATCCAAAATATAAGTCGTTATCGTAAACGATTGAAGATTTTGGTATATTTACATTTATATACTCATATCCACTAGTGTAGCAACCTAATAGTTGATTAAGAGTCTTTTCTCTATAAAAAATTACTATTTTATTACCATTGCTATCCACATAAAAAACACTGCCACTGTCTTTAAATGAAACAGTAGAGTCTAAAGTGATTGTTGTTTGATTATTAGATGCCTGTATTGAGGTTACAAGTTTTGATGATGGAGTTACGTTAAAATTATCGACAGGACTTGAAGTGTTTTCGTCATTGCCAATAAAGAATAAAAATTTGAAATATGATCTTCCTTCTCTGGTTAAAGTTTCAATTTCGGATACTGGAGCTGATGAACTTAAATTATCATTTTTAAAAATCTGTTGTCCAATTAATTTTAAAGGATCTAGATTAGAAGAATTAAATACCGTTTGGAAAATTACCTCATTTCTTCTTAGATAGTTTGCAGAAGATGATTTTACTAGATACTTTTCTAAGTCAACAACTATTGGTTCAATATTATATAATGCTTTAAAAAGCATTATTATAGATTCATTACTACCTTTGGATCTATAAAAACTACTAGAGTTAGCTAAAAATAAATTTAGATTAACATCCTTATGTAAAGATGTTGATTCTAACTCTGGAAGTAAAGTGAACTTTATTTTATTGTAAAATTCTTTTAAAAATAATACACTTAAGTTTTCGACACTTGAACCACTAGTATGAGAATTAGCATTAGTATCTAAAAATGATAATGTCTTTCCATACTTATCAACACCACTAAATCCTCTTACACAATCCAAAAACTGAGTTGAGTTTTTAGATTTATATGTAATAATTTCATCGCCTATTTTAATCAGACCATACTTCTCAGGAAATCCTTTTGTATTACTTACGGTAATATCGGTATCAGTGGAGGAAATATCGCTATTTAAAATAATAGATCCACTTACAATTTCGGGTCTAAAATTATCTAATTTTACATAATCACTTAAATTATCTATGATATCATAAGTAGATCCCTGATTTTCAAGACTTACGTAATATTGCCTTAAAAATTCAGTAAATTTTGGATTATCTGAAGTGACAAATTCAGGTATTTGATTTTCAATAATGTCCTGAATTTGAATTTTGCTCTCAAAACCCTTCTGTATCATATTACTTTCCTTGTTAGATTACCATTAGAGTAACTTGATCTGTAATAACTATCTGTAAATAAAATTCCAGATGTATTTTCACCAGACGTAATAACATCCTTTAACATATTTATTTTACTTTTTTGAATGTCTAAGGACACATACAAATCTTTTAATGCTATAATGTCATTGGAATTTGGTACAGCCTGAATTTCAATAACATTATTTGGAAGTTCTGTGGATGTTATATTTACCAAATTCAATCTAATTTCTCCCGTAACATAATCAACTACGCCCGCAGATTTCACAATTGTTAATGCATTTTTGGTTGGATCAGTTGATGGTTGAATAATTGCTAAATTTCCAGTCTTTTTATCTTCATTTGGGATATCAGTAAGATATACAAATTTTGTAGCATCAATTGCATTTGGAAATAATCCTGAGGAGATTTTAAATCCTGTAGATTTTATATTTTTTCCATCTGGATTTACATAAAATTGATTTCCATAACAGAGTTCATATTCTGCAAATTGATTTATCAATGCATTAATATTACGTCTTATCAAAATTTTTGTAATATTTGAGGTGATATTTTTATCACTGTCATCAATTAATTTTACAGCTTTACTATATCTAAATCTTCCACCTAGTTTTGAAGAATTAATCGAATTACTAAAATTGGTCAATGTTGACATAACTTTTGTTCTTATGTCCTCTGGAGTAGAAGATTTTGAGGAATCATAGTAAATTGATGAGTCTAACTCAACGTAAAGAACCTTAATATCAGTAATTTTTTGATTTATTCCTAAAATTGTATACTGAGATAGTTTTGATAAAATTTGTTGCTTATCAAAATCAGAAATATAAAGTCCATTTTTTGGTTTTATTGCAATTTTTACGGTCCCAAACTCTGGAGGATCTAATTCTTCACCACCAATTACATTTACAATTTCCGCATTTGGATAAATTTCTGTTTTAATTAATGCTTCATAGTCTCTTGCTGTAACTGCTCTGTACTGCGAGGAATAAATTCTAGGTGCATAGTATCTAATAGAGTCAACTGACTCTATTTCTGCCCCATTACGGGCAGATAGAACGGTTGTTACAGATGGTGTTGTTATTGGGGTAATATTATTTCCATTTCCATCTTTCAAACTGCCAACAAAATCAAAATTAGATGCTCCATTACCATCTCTGCCATCAGTTACGACATAATCTATCGTAACAACTGAATTATTTTCCAATTTTTTGCCAAAAATTCCGTCACCAAAGATAATTTCATACTTTTCATCCTTAACTTCTTGAATCAAGTATATTTTCGATAGTGAATTTATGTTTAAAAGGTTATTTACAAGGGAATATTGCTCACCTGGATCACTTTGACCAATATTTTTGACATAAACACGTATTGTACTTGTATCAACATTCGCATTTGGGATGATAAAACGTTGATCTAGTGAAGCATCTACGGTAAATTGTTGCCTTAAATACCTTCCTTGATATATTTCTATGTTAGAAAACGATGCTACTCCATTAACTGCAGACCTTTCAATCTCTTCAGAGATGGAAAATATGTAAGATGAGTCATCTACTCTTCCTACACAGACCAATTCTGGTTGTAATTTGACTGATGATACTGAATTGTTAACAGAAATATCAAATGAAACCGTTGCTTTTGCTGCTGCTTTGGATCTGGGGAGATATCCAATATTTTTTGCAAGAGATACTACATTTTCTCTGACTGTTGCAGAGTCTAAAAACACCTCATTAACTGCCAAATTGGAGTTAAATGATGAAATATAGGTGTTATATGCCAAAATATCAATTAAAATTGATAAATTTGACCCCTCAAAGTCAAAATCTGTGAAATTTGAATTTGCCCTGAGGTAATTCTTAATTTCTGTCTTTATTTGATCAAAATCTAAGTTTGTATAATTTGTAAATGGCATTTTATCTCGTTGCTTCTAGAACGAATGTGAATTGTTGTGTTGGAAAATCTTGTCCAATGATATCAAAAATAACAGTGACATCAAGAGAATTGTCATCGAATAGGGGATTTATATCAACATCAACATTTTCAACTCTTGGTTCATAATTTCGAATCGCTTGTAAAATTTGATCTTGAATAATACCAATAATTCCGTAGTCCATATTATTGAATAAAGAAGATCTCACATCTGATCCAAAGTCAGTGTTAAAAAATCGCTCACTGGGGATAGTTTCGACAATATTGCGAATTGATCGCGTAATTGCTCTTTCATTTGTGAGAGTAAGGATATCCCCAGTGATTGGATGTCTATCAAATGATAAACTAATGTCTTTGAATGATCTTGATATTCTTTTAATCGCCATTGTAAATGACTTTTTTCAATTATTTATCAGTATTTTTCATTTTTTCAAGTTCTTCCATTGTAAAGTCTTCCGGATCATTTGATTGGGTAGGCATAGACCAATAATCAGTAATTAAACTCGTAGTTCCCCACATTTGGTACATGTAGTCCTTGTTTCTATCGACTTTTAAATTGCCCATAGTGCTCCTGTTTTATTTAAAACAGAACTTTTTGAGGGGTTCCTATCCCTATTCGATATTTATTTTCCATTAAAAAAGGAGGTATTGCTACCTCCTTTCAAATATTAGCTTATGAATGTTAATTAAACATTAGCGATTGAATATTGATTGTATATTAACTTGCGTATTACCTAATGAACATTAATTGAATGTTGGGGGTTGAATACTGTCTAAAAGTTAATTACTTACCTTGTCCACGATACTTTTTACGTGCTTTGTTACGAGAAGACGCAGCGTACTTAGTATGCTGGCCTCTTCCCTGACGAGACTTCTTGGGCTTTCCTTCGACGTATCCGCCACCTTTTCGCATTGCCATGATAAATCTCCTATGTGCTTATAGTAATTGTGTTTGTGGGTCTTTGAGGATATGTAGATCCTATCGAAATTGATTCCCCATAAGAACCTTGAGAGTTGTACTGAAAGGATACTTGATCGGGACCAGGACCCTTATTGGCATAGAAGTTGTCTGCCATGTCTTGAATTTTATCGAAAAATTCATCCGTTGTCAAGTCATTATATTTGGTTTTACCCTTTACAAGGATTTTATATCGATCTGTATCTGGATATATTTCCATAAGTCTCAGAGAACGCGAGTTTTTTCATGTCCGACACGAACGCGAGGATCACACCAAATCTCAAAACCTGCTTCCTTGGCATCAAGACAGAATGAGACATCTTCGCCACACATGTCTTGTACTTCGCCACTCTCAAAGACTTGCATCTTTGGTGCAAACCATGGATACTTCATCTCAGAGTGCTCAAAGACTCCGTTTTTGATTAAGAGCCATCCGAATCCTGTGTAATCAACTGTGAATGGTTTACGACGCTTTGAAATACTCTCAACCGTTTCGTGATTCATCACACCACCATTACCACGGAAATCGTCTTCCTCTAACCAGTGTGCAACGGATGTTGTTGATCCATCCTCTGTTGCATACCAACCAGCGGCAATATCCTTATCCATTAATACTAATTGCCAAAACTTCTCTGAAGTAAATACAATGTCACTGTCAATCCATAACTGATAGTCATACTGCAAACGTCCGTCCCAGGGAATTTGATCGGGTCCCCTTAAAACATTTGCTCCGAGACACTTACAACGTGCAAAGTTCACCATGGAACTATAGTCTTGACTAATCTGAATACTTGCACCTGCTTGTACCAAATCAAAACATAATTGAACAAAGTGCTTCAAATAAGTATATGAAACGCTCCTACCTGGTAGACAGAATACTACTGTCTTTCCTTTAATCATTTCTTTTGCTAATGCATAATCCCACTCTTCTTCTTTTACTGATGGTTTTGGTGGGTTTGCTTTTACAGTGAATCCTTTTGCCATAATCGAATGATTTTTACTTCAGTATCATACCACTTATATAGTGATTCGTCAATTAGTGAGATGAGTCGATTGTTGCCGTCCTTGAGTATTTGAGTTCCTCATAACTCAGATCCTCAATGGTGTACTCAGTTTTCATGAGTCCTACCATACCCTTGGCAGTCTCCCAAGCCTTTGAAAATTCTTCTTCTGTTAATCCATAATGTAAACATTTATCTTTTAAATAAATGTGATACATAGTGCCCATTACTTCATTCATCTTGAACCTCTTTTAATAACAATTCGTCACCATCAATGACCCACTCAACCTCAGTACCTTCATACCATCCAAAATCATTGATGATCCACTCAGGTATTGTAACATAATATTCGTCTGTTGCTGGATCGACCCCTACGGTCACAAAATTTTTGTCCGGATTTTTTTGCATTTCATGTAAATTACTTTTTGAATTATATATCAGTTTTGAATCTTGTGGGAGAATCCTTTGAGTCTTGTATCTTATGGGCGTTCGTAACACTTTGTAGACTAGAGGGACCCATTGATTTTAACACAGGGGGGGTAGGGGGGCATAAGGACTGCTTATCACGCATAAGGCACTGATCAGCACTGCTAATGTTACGAAATTGAAATAGTATGAAATAAGGGCAGCAATCGCTGCCCCTAAGTGTAATTAACCTCAGATAAGTTCGCTCACTATCTCATCACCAGCGAGCGTACATGGGTCGCCGTCGATGTAATCAACGCACTCAAAAGAGGGACAAACCTTCCAATTAAACTCTAAACAAAAGTGATCAAATGCAAACTGAGCGAACTTGATTGCACCTTCGTTTGTATAGAATTGCCCTAAACAATAGTGCCGAGTGTAAGCGTAACCGTCGCAATCGTAGGACTCCACTTCTACAAATAGGAGACCTAATCTCCTGCCGTCGCCTACTCTGAAAGAGACTTTGTACTTGCCTTCATACTCATCAAAGACAAGCATAGTTTGAGTGTAGATTGAACCTAACTCAGGGAAGTTTAACCACTGTGTGCCATTCTCCCATTCAATCTTGCGAGTGCAAAGTGTAGACATTTCAGGAAAGTGTGGTGAAAGGTGTAAAGGAAGGGAGGCGATTGTGCCTCCCTAAGTGTAACTCAGAAGTTGTCAATTAGATACTGGCGGCGACGCTCTCGGGTGCGCAATTCTGCCAGAATCTCATCGTAGAGTGTAGCATTCTCAACTGTGATTGGTTGATTCTCCAACCAATAAATCTCCTCCCAAAGTTCATTTGAGCACTTGTCAATAAAGGCGGTGGCAATCATCATGGCAGGAAAGTGTAGGGTGAAAGTGTAACTAACTGATCAAGATTGTGCCAGAACAGTTATCCAATGGGGCACAGGGTACCCGAGTTTAGGGAAACAATCGACGGCGACTTTTGCTGCCAGAATAGAATCGGAACTGCCCCAATTCTGTTCCGCTAAGTGCTCAACATGGCGGAAGATTGCTTCATAAACTATACGCTCATCACAGAGAGAAAGTGTCATCATGGCAGGAAAGTGTGGTGTGGTTTGTATGAAATAGGGAGGCGATTCCGCCTCCCGTTAAGCGTCATTTGATGATGACGTAGTCCGCGCCCTGCTTTTCTGTGCAGCGCCCTGTGCGGACGCCGCGCTCTTTAATCAGGGCAATCTCAGCGGCGAGCGCTTTATCGGTCACTGAGACCGTCCGCTTGCCCTTGCAGACGGTGACCTTGCCTGCCTCGCTTTCAAAGGTCGCAAGGTTGCTGTCGATCATCAGCGACAGGATCTCAGCGCGGATTTGTGCCAGATACTGTGCGGCATCATCGGCGGCACGCTTGGCAATTTTCGCTTCAGCGATGCGGCGGTCGATCCGCACGTCGAAAGACTCTGTGTCAAAGACGAGGTCAGCGATCGCGTCGATCGCATCAACGGTCTGAGAGAGGGAAGCGGCGTAGTGAGCGGCAGCGGTGGTGTTGTTGGACATGTCGGGTGTGGTGATTGACGACTCCGTCAATCTATAGGTACGGCAGCGCCAACGGCGTCGATTGTTGCAATGCTTAACATCAGCACCGCTTATTAGACCCATAGGAAAAACTAATCAAACAAAGCATCAGCACCGCTTATTAGACCCATAAGAAACACTAATCAAACGAAATGTTACAAGCATTAGAAACACTAATCAAACCCATAAAAAACACTGATCAAACGAAATGTTACAAGCAT